GGTTCAACAATGCAAATTGGTGGTGCTAGTGGAAATGCAACAGGAGAAACAGGAACAATAGTTTTTGATTTATCAAATGCCAATAGCACAACAATAGCTACAAGAATACACGGATTTCAATATAGTACCGCTACTAATGCAAATACAGCGGGATATACTTTTCAAGGTGGTCAAGACCCTAACGGATATACAAGTGCTGTTAATGGATTAAAATTTTATATGGGTTCAGGTAATATTATAATGCGACACTTTACTATATATGGACTAACTAAATAAGAAAGGAGGTAAATATGTCTTATAAAACAAAAATGGTAAATGGTAAGGAAGTAGAATTAACTGCTGACGAAATCAAAGAACTAGAAGCTAGAGATAAAGCTTGGGCTGACGGAGAGTACGACAGACTTATGGAAACTATTCGTCAAGAAAGAACAGGTCTTTTAGCTGAATGTGATTGGATGGCAATGTCTGATACAACTATGTCTGATGATTGGAAAACATATAGACAAGCATTAAGAGATATAACTAAAGGTGTTGACACAGTTGATAAAGCTAAAGCTGTAACTATGCCAAAGAAACCTGAGTAATGCAGTTAACTAAAAACATAATAAGGTTTAGTAATTTTTTAATTAAGATACCAAAAGCCTGTGCGAGAGTCTGGGATAAGAGTGAGAACAGGTGGGGGTATAGAAAGGAAAAGTAATGGCTTACGGAAAAAAGAAACCAATGACTAAAAAAAAGAAAAAAAAATAATGCGTAAACTAATGAGAAAGTTTAATCCTGTAGCTAAAACTAAAGGAGGAGTTCCAAAGAAGTATGTATCTGGGGCAAAGAATCCTAAAGCCAGAGAAGCAGAGATTAAGAGAACTGCTCGTTTATATAAACAGGGTAAACTAACACCAGCAATGATGGATAGAATATCAAAACAAAGGAGTAAAGGATAATGCCATTTAGTAAATATAGTCCAAAGCAAAAGAAGTTAGCTGCGGTTGCAAAGCCAAGAAACAAGATTACAGGAGCTGATCTAAAAAAACTAAGGAAAAAGACATGAGTAAATATTCTAGCATACCAGGTTCAAAAAGATTTAGTGAAAGCACTTTAAATAAGGTGTATCGGAGGGGTCTTTAGGTGCATTCTATTCTTCAGGTAGTAGACCGAAAACTTCAGCACACAGTTGGGCTATGGGACGCGTTCGCTCGTTCGTTACAGGTAAGGGTGGAGCTAGAAAAGCAGACAAGGATTTGTTAGGTAAAAAGAAATGACAACTAAAGCGGATAAGAATGAGATGAGAATAAGTAAACATGAGGAAGTATGTTCAGAGAGATATCGTAATATACATGATAATATTTCTGATCTTAAATCTAGAATAAAAAGACTTGAGTCCATAATGATGGCTAACACAGTTGCTGTACTTGTAGCTTTAATCTCTGTGTTTATGAAGTTATAACAATGGCTCTCATTGATCCGTTAACCGCTTTCGCTGCAATCAAGACAGGTATATCTTTAGTAGAGAGAGGTATCAAAGCTGGCAAAGAATTGCATGAGCTTGCCTCACCGATAATGAAGTGGGCGAGTAATGAAGCGCATTTAGAAACACACTCTTCCAGAAAAGGTAACACAGGTTTTCTCGGTAAGTTTACAGGAGTTGAGCAAGATGCCATCGCTGCGTTTATTCGCAAACAAGAGATAGAAAAACAGAGAGCGCAACTCAGAGAAATTTTTTTATTGTATGTTGATGATGGTTTAAATAAATGGGAACAGCTCCAAAAAGAAATTGCTCATCAACGAGCTTTAAATAAACAAAGAATCAAAGAACAGATAGCCAGAAAAAGAAGATTCAGAAATAATTTAATAATACTTGGTTCTGTAGGATTAGCAGTTACAATATTATTAATAGAGTTTTACTATTTATTAGGTATATAATGACAGACTTCTATACATTTACTGTTGAGATAGAGAGTAAAAAAAAGGGAAAACAACCACCCACAGTATGTATTCGGTTCTTTGGTTGTAAGGATTTATCCGATGCAAATAAACTTGCAGAACATCTAAATATACTGTTAAATACAGACATGATCACCCTTGAAGGTGAAAGTCTACATTAAGGAGGTAGAATGTTAACTGCTTTGATAGGTCCTGTAACTTCTTTACTTGATAAATTCATAGAAGATAAAGACCAGAAAAATAAACTTGCACATGAAATTGCAACGATGGCTGATAAACAAGCGCATGAAATTGCTAAATCACAAATTGATGTAAATAAAGCTGAAGCTCAAAGTCGTCATTGGTGGATCGCTGGATGGCGACCTGCCTGTGGATGGATTTGTACTTTAGCAATGGGATACCATTTTATCATTCAACCATTTCTAATATTTTTTCTAGCTTTATTTGGACTCAAGATGGAGATACCTACATTTGATATGGATACTTTGATGACAGTACTTTTAGGTATGCTAGGATTAGGTGGTTTGAGATCATTTGAGAAACACAAAAAACTTACAAAGTAAAATGCAACTGTCCAAACATTTTAAGTTATCAGAATTTACAAAGTCACAGACAGCTGCTCGTCTAGGTATTGATAATACACCACCAGAGGAAGTCATACCTAAACTTACTTTTCTGTGTAGCCAGATACTACAACCGCTTCGAGAAAAAATAGATAAAGCTATTATCATTACTTCTGGTTACCGATGTGTTGAGTTATCTAAAGCCATTGGATCAAGTGAGAAAAGTCAGCATTGTAAAGGCGAAGCTGTGGATATAGAAGCCTTGGGTATGTCCACACTTAATCTTGCAGAAATGATAATAAACCATTTTGATTTTGATCAATGTATATTGGAATGTTACACACCAGGAGATATGAACTCTGGATGGGTGCATGTAAGTCTAACTTCTGGAGAGAATAGAAAAGAGGTTTTAACCTACAACAAAGAGAAAGGATATGCCAAGGGATTGGTAATCTAAAATGTCTGAAATTACTGTTGGTAGGATTGGAGAGCTAATCTGTTGTTTACGATTAGAGGAGATAGGTATACCTAATGAGATTGCACACATCAATGGTTTTGACATAGCTGCACATTACAATAGTAAATTAATAAGAGTACAGGTTAAAGCTAGATCAGTTCCAGATACTCGTAGAAAAAATGTTTATATGTTTACTACATCAAAGGGAGCTAAAAAAAAAATTGCACTTACGAGAAAAGAGTGTGATGTCATCGGACTAGTAGCTATCCCAGAAAAACAAGTTATATTTATGCCTGTCAAAACAAAAGTAAATGTTACAGCAAGAGTAAGAATTTCTGAATATAAAAAGAAAAACATTGCCCTCATCACATGGAATCAGGCAATGCAAGTATTAAATTATTCTGATTGATCTGGACAAACCTTTTACCCTAGCAATCTTATTCTCGGTTTCTAATTTAGAAAGAGCTTGTTGAACTGCCGACCGAGTATTGTGTCCAAGTCCGTCTGCTATCTCTGCTTGAGTTGGAGGGAATCCATTGCTACTTGAGTAAGAGATAATGAAGTCAAACACACTTTCTTTTAACGATTTAGTTTTCATCTTCAAACCTCTTTATTTTTGCATCAATCTCACTAAATGTATCGTCATCATTTATCTGTCTTAAATAACTAATACGATCATTATTAATGCTAAAAAATTGTTGAATGAATTTTCTTTTTTCCTCTGGTCCTTTCTTATCGCTTTCAATTATCTGATCTAACATCATGTCAATGCAATCAATTAAGGCATTTGGATTATTAAACGATACTTTTTCACTTCCTGGGATTGATAGTGTCCATTCAGGCATATTAGACTTCTGTATAGCCTTCTTTAGTTCTTGGGTACTACCACTCATCTGACCTGCATTTTGTGATCTGGTGGCTTTCTCTGTGGCTTTTTTTTTCTTTTTAGCTATGTCCATCTCCATAGATGACGCATATTCACCACCACTTAGTCCAATACTAGATAAAGCTCTACCGATTGCACTTGTTTCGCAATTTTCTACAGCAGAAGTTTTATTGACATAACCCTGTCCTCTAATTTCTTCTGCATAACCACATCCAATTATAGTACCTTCCAAGTCTTTGACTACAGCTTTAAACACTATTCGCTTGCCATCATCAATAACCATAGAAGTTTCTATGCCATAATTAAATTCACAATGTTTTCTAAAGACATCAACTCTGTCTTGAACTTGCGTATATTTCTTACCACCTCTTTGTGGTACTCCTTGAGTCTGATTTAACTCTTGGATTTCATTCATCATATCTTTCATTTTATTCATCTCTGATTTCCTTTACTGTTAATTTTTCATATTGAGATTCTGGTTTAGCTGGAACTATCTTTTCTGGAGTAGCCTTTCTAACGATAGTATCTAGTGCCACCTTTCTGTCATTGATTGTAATGTAAGAAACATTTTCAGATTTAAGAGTACCGATAATCTTTTCTCTGGCGCTTTCTTTTAGATCTTTTTGTTCCTTAATTTTTTTATCACAGTTATCAAAGTCAGTAATTAAATCCATTACCTCATTACTCTTACTGTGATTAGTCCAATCAACAAAAGTTTTTTCTGGTTCACTATCATCATCGTAAGGTATATCATCCTCGACTCGTTTCCAGAAATCCTTCACCGCTTCAACGATGGTATTCTGAATCTCTTTATCTTCTTCATAAACATACATATCAAATTTAAGATTAGGACCGAGCTTACCAATGATCGCCCACTTGTAACCAGAACAGAACATCTGAGCTTGTACTTGTAGTATGTTCTCGTAAGTTGGTGGACCAGAATTATATCCCTGAGTCTTTATTTCACAGACTCCGAATCCTTCTAGGTTTACCATCTTATCCTCAAGCTTATCATAGAACGGAAGTTTACCACCCTTGATTTCAAGAATACCATCCAAAGAAGCTGCCATCTTATATTGTTTTTTATGAAAACCTTCTTTAGGTATGTAAAGATTACAGGACATCTGACCCTCTTGATGAGAACATAACTCGTCAAGTTCATCGGATACCCATTCCCTCAATCCAGGCTCAAGGTACTGACCTCTCTTAGCTGCATTAGGTGCTAATGTGGAATCCATTTGCTCAATCTCACCGAGCTGAATCTTTCTAAATTGGTAGCGAAGATATTCTCTGACATAGAAATTGTTTTTACCGAG